AAGCAATACTCCAGCGAGACTGGCGTCGATCTGCAAACAGGACTTCCTGTTATCAAGGGCGACGTAATGGTCGGCGATGGTGCCGGAGGGTTTACACGTAACCGCAGAGCTCCAACGGACGAGCTAATGGACGTAGTGAATCAGCTGCCTCCAGGTGAGAAGGAATTGTACTTTGCTCAGCAAATGGGATTAAACCTAGAAGCGATACCTGAAAATCAGCGCATTGCTGCTGCTCGCAAGTTCTATGCCGCAAAAAACCCCGATGCAATGGGGGAAAACTTTGAGGCCGTTCCAGACCTCGACGCACTGGGTTACGACGACGACGGCAATATTATCCAAGGCTCTGCCCCAATGGTTTACAAGAGGAGCGAAAAGGGAAGGCAGCAGCTGGAAGACCGAAAGAACTATCAAAACTTCTTGCGTCAGACTAGAAGCCATAACGCAAGCAGCGCTTTTCAGAATAACGACGGTGGCGTGTTCACTAACAAGTATCGTCTTGAAGACGGTAGCTTTGACGCCGAAAGCTTTAACGCAGAAAACCCCGGCATACTTCCGGTAGACGAAGAAGGCAACCTTAATCCGAATGACCCTGGATACAATCAGAGGCTTCGCAGGGTAGAGGATGCCATTGATAGGGGCACTGCAGTTAAGCAGCAAACCATCAACCGTGGCTACATGCAGAACCTGCAAAGTCCAACCCTTCGTCCAATGATGATGAAGCAGAGCTTGGATCAGACAGACGATCTTCGTGAGAAAGCAGAGATTGCTGTAGCCCACGGAAGGCCGGACCTGGCTGAAATGTACATACAGATGGACGCTGACGACACTGCGCTGTTAATGGAACAGGAAAAGGCAAAGGCAGCACAAGAGTCTAAAGAGTTTGACCCTGAAGTACCCGGAGCTATTGCTGGTCTCCAGATAAAACAGATCCAAAGCGGTCAACAAAACACTACTGGTTTAGCTACCGAGTTGGCAGCTACAGGAAACATGACCAAAGAACAAGCGTCCGATTACGCTGCTAAGCAGGGAGTGAGAGCTCTTAAGGACCGAATGCCTACCAAGATGATTTTAGCAGACCCTCAGGTCATGGCTTCACTCGACAGAATGTTGACTGGGCAATACGGGCTTAGTGATGAAGTTCCAGATGCCATGCGAGGCAAAAACTTCTACCACATGGCCGAGGAAATTCCTGTAATACGAGACAAGTTTATCCGTGACGCCATGATGACTTACGGATTTGCTGCGGGGTCTGAGGCTGACTTAGGGGAGTACTTCGATGTATTCCAGAAAGAAAGATACAACTACGCAAACTTCAAAGTACTTCCTACTTATAGTAATCGACAAGATCAAACCGAAGGCTCTGCTGTTGACCAACCTCCTGCTGGTGAGAACGCATAAGGAGATGCCTTGCAACCTTCCAACCTGTATCAAAACAATCCGTATCAAAGGCGTCTTGCCTCGCAGCAACCAGCCCAGACCGGGATTGGAACTCTTCTTGAGTCTCTGACCTACCCGCAGCGTCTTGCGTTCGGTGCCGCAATCGGTCGGCCCTTGGGGGAAACGGCTGAGATAAGCGATGTCTATAGAAGATATGGGATAACCAGCAATCCGGTTACTCGCACAGTTGGCGAGGTAGTATTAGATCCAATTAACCTTATCGGCATTGGGCCACTTACTAGAGCGGGTAAGGTTCTTCAAAGGGCAGGTAAGCTAGATGACGCTGGTCGTTATCTGACTAGAGCTGCACAACTTGGCAAGGCTTCTCCTCAGGTTACACAGAGAGCAGCGAAAGGTGCCCAGAAACTTGGGAAGCGTCTTGAGGATTTATCAAGGGCAGAGATTGCCGGTATGCCAACGGTTCGACCTCGTGCTGCTAGACGCTTCGGTTCTATTGAGCAGGTGGCATCTGGCATGGATAACGCGGAGGATGCACAGAAGTTAATACAAAGCGTTGAGGGGAAAACCACAGGGCTATTCGGGCAAGCGCCCTTAAAGCAGCAACAGCTAACGAAAGACATTGGCATTGGCTTGCCATTCATGAGACCAATAGTATCTATGGATGTTCCTGGCGGACGAATTGTTCGGGACGCTATGGACGCAGCTGTGCTTGGGGCTAAGACCAGTCGAGTCGGAAGGGGTGTGCGACAGGCTTTAGACAAGACTGTGGACAACGCCTTCGCGCTAGACGAACAGATCTTGTCGACGGGTGCTAAAACTCTTGCTAAAGAAGCCGAGCTGAAAGCTACTGCTGAAGGTATCGCAAGCATGACTAAGCTGCGGTCTCAGGTCCCTGAAGCATTTGAAACGACAGGCGCACGCGCTTTAACTAGGCTGATAGAGAAACCAAAAGTAAACCCATTAGCCGCAGCTGACGAGGCGTTTGAAGCAGCCAACCCAGCCATCAAAGAATACATGGACTGGTGGTCTAAGAAGAGCGACGACTTACTTACTGAATCTGAATCGCTGGGCATTGGCTCTAAGAAACTCGTTGACGAGAACGTAGAGGGCTACCTTCCAAGGATAGCAAGAGACGTTACCGAAGATCCTATCTCTCAGATACTGGGCGAATCACCAGCCCCACAAAGAACCCTTTCTCCATCAAGCCCCGATCAAATGGCACGGGCTGACTTTACAAAGATACCTGGAGGAAAAGACAGACTGGCTTATGAGCTTGCTAATCCAGAAACAGACATTGGCAAGAAGCTAGTAGGTGGAGCACGGTCAGCTGCAAATGACGATGAGGCTGCTGATGTTATCGGCCAAGCATTATACGGAAACCCAAAGGCAAAAAGGGAAGACACCAAAAGGCTTGCCACACTCCTGAGTAAGCTAGATCCGAAAAAGATGGGAGCTACAGGACTCTTCCAAGAGAACCCTACAACCGCGATAGCTCAATACACGAAGAACCGAACGAAGGCTATTGAGAACGCCAAGTCCATAGCGGATTACATGGGCAGCAAAGCGGTCAAGAGCACAGAAAGCCCTCAGACGTCTGTGACTGTCAGAGAAGCACTGAAAAGAGGTGGTCTGCAGAACGCAGAAAAAGGCGCTGAAGGGGCGATGGATATTGTTCGTGATGTCTTAGGCCGAAGGTTTAACATTGACCCGAAGAAGATTGATCTTACCGAGTTCTCTGTCCCGATGTCTGCTGTAGAAGGTGTCACTAATCTTGTAAAACCAAAGACTGTTGAACAGCAAGGCAAGCTTTTCGAGCTGCTGAATTACGTCAGTCGAATCTGGCGCAACTCCATACTTTCCTTTCCTTCTCGCTATGCAAGAGATGTTGTCGGTGGTATTTACGCCAACTTCCTAGAAAGTGCTTCTAGTCGTTACGGGTATACAACAGCTCACAGAATAATGCGTCACGGCATCGAGAAATCAGTAGCACTGATTAGAAAGATACCTGCTTATTCTGGAATAGAGGACAACTCTGCGCTGGTCACTAAATTCTATAGTGACTTAGCAGGAACTGGACTGATGGAGTCAACCCTGAAGTATGACCTTGGCAGGGCTACAACAGGCGTCACCCTTCCAGGCTTAGACAAAATCGCTCCGTCCTTGTCGCTTCGTGATGTTACAGTCGGCTTGCCTAAGAATATTGGCAAGATGGTTGGGGGTTCTTTTTTTCCAGACTCTGACTTCGCAAAGGGCGCTAATGCCCTTAATGATTACGTTGACACTTTCTCTCGCCTTGCTGGTTATACAGAGCTTATGAGACAAGGCTTTGATCCAGCCGAAGCAGCAAAGCGAATGCTTCGGACTCATGTTGATTACGCAAACCTGTCCGATGTAGAGAAACAAGTAAAGAAGCTGTACCCCTTCTATACATATACATCAAGGATAACAGGTGAGACTGCTAGAAAGCTTGTCAGCGAGCCAAGAAGACTGGTCGGCTCAATGAAAGCATTTGAGGCAGCGCCAGAAATCTTCGAGAACCCGACACTAACAGGAGATGTCGCAGAAACAGATTCGACGTACATACCGAAAAGCCGAAGAGAGAACTTTGCGGTACCACTTAGCTCTGGGCCTGAAGGACTTACTACCTTCGGGAACATTGACCTTCCAGGGTTCCGAGAAATAAACAGAGCTTTTAGTGACGGTGGGCTCCTGTCAATGACTACGGATATAGGTCCGCTTCCGAAGGCAGCTATCGAGCAAATGACAGGACGAGACCTGTTTACTGGTGGTCCTATATCGAGAAAGAGGGGTCCTTTACAAAGGGTAACTGGATCAGATAACGAGCTGGTTAGATATGCGGATGCGATTGGGGAGCAGATGCCTCTGGTTCCGCGATTCGGAAGGCTTGCTGCTAACCTACTTCAGGACAGCGACACTGTTCCTCTTAGCACTCGTGCGTCAAACGCTGCGTTGAATGCCTTAACCGGCTTCAGGAGAGACACATACACTCCAGACGAATTAAATCGACAGCGGCAGTACGAAATGGAAGACGAGCTCCGGCCATACATGAGCACGTTTGAAAACCAATACGTTCCTGAAGATGTCTTTAATGCCATGTCTCCTGCACAACAAAGACAATACGAGCTTCTCAAGAAGCTTCGGTATGCCAACAAGAAGGCAAGAGAAAGGCGGAGTGGAGGATGACATTAGGACCATGCTTCTGGCCTTGCATTAGAACTTTTGTGCGAACACTGTTCTACCAGCTATTCCTCACGTTCACGATTGCGGCCATCACCTTCATTGTAATGCCTGAGCAAGTTGGCTTTCGGTCCATGACTCTGTACATGAGCTACATAAACCACTTTCACCAAGTGGAGTTTGAGAGAGCATTGCCGTTACTTAAAGGCATGGGGCAGTGGCGGATCTGGATAATGAACAGAAGCCCAAAAAACTTCAGGGTTATTGAAGATGCGATAGCTGCCGAGGAATGGTATTGGTGCAAGTTTGAGTACGAAAACAGTCAAGGAAACTTGGTAACAGACATACAGAGCTTAAGGATCAGGTGGAAAACTTGGGAGTATTACTACGAATTAGAGCCACCGATGAGCGAAGAGGACATGGTTGAATATCTTAATGATGGCTCTCTTAATAGCCAAGAAACAGATAGAGCTTTTAAGCTAATGCGTGAATTGAAACAAATGCAACAATCGAGGACTGAAATATAATGGGAATGCTTGATGCGGGTAGAAAACTGTTGGGTGGATTAATTCATGCACCAGGGTCTGTTCTTGTAGACGGTCCAAGTCATGCAATGGGAGGCCACTCAAAACCAACTCATGGTTCACATGGTTCTCACGATAAGCATGACAGTCATGGTGAGCATGGCAGTCATAGTGAAAAGCCAGTAAAGAAAAAACATGCGACGTCTCACGCTAACCATTCTACATTGCCACTCGGCGCTAAAATTGATATGGGTATAGAGTCTGTGGTAAAATCAGTCCCGTTGGCGAGGCAAGGAAAACAAATGCTGAACATGACTGGGGCTGGTAATATTGCCAAGGCCGCTGGTAGTGGTGCTGCTGAAGCTTACTTGGGCCATGCAGCTTTTGATTCTGGGCTGACTCTCGGACAAAGACTGGGAGGCGCTTTGCCTTTCATGGGTGCCGAAGGATACAGAACAGACGCAGACGCAGAGAAAGAGCTGCAACGACAGGGGGGGCAGACTTTCATGCAAAACTTAGGGGAGAATTTCCTTTATGAGCCAGGCAAAGGTCTTGACCGCTTGCAGACTGCAGTAAGAAAGCTGCCGGGAGATTTATATCAAATGCAAAAAGACGCACAGAAAACCAAGGACATGGAGTTCCAGCAGAGAGCGCGTCGTGGGGCAGCGGCAATGAACAAACCTGAATATGGAGACAACATTAGGATGCTCCAAGGGCTTATGGGTAACAGACAGCAATACTAGACGAAACCTCTTAAATACCCTAATTTTCCACTACTTAAGGAACATAAGCAACTTGAAATTTTCCCTATTGACTTTCTTTAATAGACACGCTTACACTGCCTCCGCAGATCACGCCCCCCCTATTACAGAAGTCAATGGTAGCTACTCAAGAAAAGCCTCAAGCAGAAGCACCGGATCAAAGCAACGACTGTGCAGATCTTATTGCTCGCCTCAATTCGTTCGTTGCAACTGTCACGGTTGGCGAACCTATAACCAAATATCACGGCGACAAGAGCCGGATAAGCTGCTCTAGCTTCAAGGACTTCTTGCATGGTTCTGACTACTACCATGCTCGGCATGTCGACAAGACTCTTCCGGCACCGTACTCGAACTCTTTGACTCACGGTACTCTACTTCATCACTGGTTTGAAACGGCAGACGACGACCTGTCTTTTGCTATTTCGCCCCCTTCTTCAATGCTAACTAGCACGGGAGCGATTGGGAAGAAGGCTAAGGACTGGGCTAAAGAAAACTGTCCTGACTGCATGATAGTAGGCCCCAAGGAAAAAGATCAGCTTGCTTGGGAGGTGAAGAATCTGCTACAAAACAGAGCGTTCTGTGAATGGCGGGAACAGATCGTTCTTGCCGAAGCAAGCATTCGCTTTGAGGGACCAGAGGGGATTCTGATGCGGACTCGATTTGACGCCGCTACGCTTCTGCGATGGCTAGACCTCAAGACGACTAAAGAAACAGACATATTGGGAGGTGGATTTGCCAAGAGCGTTAGGACGTTTGGTTATGACATTCAGGACGCATGGTATCAAATGGCGATGGAAGCTTGCGGCCTTGACCCCCAGCCCCTCGTTTTTATTGTAGTTTCTACAGTCCCCCCTCACAGAACACAGTGCCTGACGCTGCCACAAGATGCGGTGCGGAAGGCAAAAGACGTTGTGCTTAGAGGTCTTGCCGATCTCCGTCTAAGAAGAGAACTCGACTGGTGGTTGCCGGATACCACTAACGAAACCGTGGAAATGAACTATCCGGATTTCTATAGGAGATAGAGAATGGAACGACCAACTTTATTTGGCGAGCGTTCGCAAAGCATTGGAGAGCTTACTAAGGCTCACGCGAAGGCTATTGGAGAAATGCGAAATGCCCCTCGCAATCATCAAGGTCACTTCGGAAAGTATGCTGACCTCGGAGATATTATTGACGCGATTCGCAAACCTTTTTCGTCTAACGGCCTGAGGTTCTCACAAGAGTTTCAGCCGTTCGGTGATCAGTGGGTTCTTGTCACAGAGCTTTCTCACGTTAGCGGCGAGTGGCAGCGATCTGCATTGCCTATCAATCATCGTCTTAAGCCTCAAGATTTCGCAGCGTCAGCAACATACATGAAGCGAATTGCGTTGTCTGCGATAGCAGGTATTGCGGCGGAGGACGAAGACGACGGCACTGTCGCTCAAACTTCCGCGATGGTTAGTGAAGTCGATGACCGCATTCGTTATGAGAAGATCATCCGCGAAAAGTGGGATGCTGCTGACACGGAAGAGAAGAAGGAACAGGTTATTGCCCGTGCCATAAAGGGCGTTGAGAAGGGCATGATTAGTAATCAATTTGTTGAGTCATTGCAAGCCGCACCGCAAGCATGAACGCGGGTCTCCTATGCGCTGCGCGGTCCAGCGCCCAACATGCAAGGCCGCAACCATACACTTTAATTAGGAGATGAAATGATTGACAGTAAGTTAGTAGACGAAGCTCGTGCTTTCGTGACGGTTATTGGGTCGGGCAGATCAGAGCTAAGCTATGAGCAGATTAGGCTTGCTTTCCTTAGACTTGTGCCTGACTTGATTGCCGAAGTAGAGATCATGTCGGCCATTCAAATGAGCCTTCCTGTGCCGAAGAAACCGAGGGTTCACAGTGCCCCTAAGAAGAAACGGGCTGCAAGAAAGACTACAAAGCGAAAGGCCGCCAAGCGTAAGACGAAGAAATGAAAACACCAAGAGATTACCAAGGAAGGTCTTTTGGTGTGGTTGTGGACAGGGCAACACAGGGTCATCGGAAGACACTCATTGACTTAGCAACTGGAATGGGCAAGACGTACATTATGTGTATGTTGGCTGCTGCTGCAAAGAAGCCGCTGCTCATCACGAACAGTTTGCCGATCATGAAGCAGGTGCTAAACGCTCTGTCTATTCACTTAGACCAAGACGTGGACTTAGAGCAAGCTGAGAACTTTATTAGCAACAGTCCTATATTTAGACGCAAAGCCCAAGTTGCTAGCAAGGACTCGTTACTTCGAGGCAGGTATAAGCGAGAAGCCTTTAAGGACAGGACTATTGTTCTAGTCGACGAGGTTCATCACGGTTGCTCTAGTCCACGATTCATTGAGATGATGGAATACTTTGAGAGCATCGGTGCTTTCATTGTTGGGTTTTCTGCTACGCCGTACAAGGGCAACGGATTGCCTTTGCCATACTGGGGCCGTCCAGATTTTTCGTACTCGTTCCGCGATGCTGTCAGGGATGGTTGGCTTGTTCCTGAAGAGTGTGTTATTAGCGAAGCAATTTCTCATGACCTTTCGGCAGTCAAGACAGTGCAGGGTGATTTCCATAGCGGTCAACTAGAAGCCATATTATGCGAAGAGCAAGCTGTGCAGGAGGCTTCCAGTCTTGTGCTGCAGACATTTAATGGTCAGCCTAGCGTCATTTATTGCAGCGGTAAGAGACAGGCAGTCTTGCTGTTCGAGGTGTTTGAGCGATACGGTGCGACTGTTTCCATTGTTCACGACGGACAGACACAAGCCGAAAGATTCATGAACATGCAGATGTTTGAGACCGGCGAGTCGAAGATTATCATCAGCATTGATGTCTTGGGGTTTGGTTGGAATTTTCCTGAGCTCAGGAATATCTACAACTTGGCTCCAACGAAGTCTGTCACGAGAATATTGCAGCGTTTAGGACGTGGGGCCCGGACTAGGGACGCGGTACTCAAGGAAGGTATGACTCGCGAAGAACGTCTATCGGCCATTGCAGCCGACGAGAAGGACCATTTCAAGTGGTATGACGGAACAGAAACAATTTCTGGCTTCCAGATGAAGTCGACTCACGAGATAATGAACGAGGCGGAGGAAAGGGAACGCAACAAGAGAAGAAGAAGGGGTGTCCGGAAGAACAAGGGAGAAGGCAGCAATGAAGATTACGAGCCATCTGAGTATGATCCGGACGAACGTCGTGAACGTCGGCAAGGGATCGTTGTTGGTCACAGCTTTCAGCATGCCGACCGTGATTTAGATACAGCTCCAACCAAGAAGAAGCGTGGGTGGAGAATGCTTTGGGGTCCTCACAAAGGGAAGCTGATTGCAGACCTGCCGACAAGCTATTTGCAGAACGTGCTTCGGAATCGAAGGGTTCCTAAGACAGAAGAAGGAAAACGCAAACATAAAGAGCCGCCGATTTACTCTGGAATCCGAAGAGAACTTCAGCTCAGAGAGGCTGTCTGATGTACGACAAGCTCAAGACAACTCAGGTTGGTCAGATAGGGGTTTTACTTGTGATGGCCGACTTAATCCGTCACGGATTTGAAGTTGCTGTTCCTGTTAATGACATGGGATTTGACCTTCTTGTGTCGGAGGGGTCAGACTACTGGCGACTGCAAGTAAAGTCGCATTACAATCCCAAGCGAAATTTGGTGAGGACTAGGAGGTCTAGGGTTTCAGGCAAGCAACGCCCCTACGATAAGGATGTGGTTGACGCATTCGCGTTTATCTGCCTTAAGACGGGTGACGTACAGGTTGCTTCGATAGGAGACCTTGAAGGAAGAACCGGCATTACCATAACATCAGACCTTCTTGCGTCAATAGACACATTGAGAGAGATAGATCCACATTAGCTGTTACATTTTCTCGTACGGACCAGCGAACAGAAATTAAAACCGTCGAGCATAAATAAGCTGCCTTGAACTTGATCAGGCAGGTAGTTGACCTCGCTTGAAATCCCGGCAACGAGTTGGTATTAGATCCAACACAACCCCCGCGTCCGGTGTCAGAGCTGAAACTTAGAAGACTAAGGGTGAGGTTGGCTCTCCTAAGGACAGGAGTGAATGGAAGTTATCCCCTTTCAGCAGGGAGGGGGTGTACACGGAGGACATTATGTCGATGCACGAAATAGGAATCTTAACCGCGTCCGACGCCAACGACGAGAGTCTGTTCGCAACGATGTACGATGGCGTAAACGGGAGTCTTGTCCGGGTCTACGGAGAGGACGGCGGACTCGATATTGAGTTTGGGAACAGTGACTTTGAGCTACAGGAAAACAGCAGCATTATCGTGCGGACAAGTGGGGTGCTTCAGTTCACCTCGTCGTCCGAGGTACTGCATCTGTCGATGTGGTTTGAGCGAGCTGCTATGTGGCTAGCGATGATGGAAGAGCAACAAGGAGAAGGTGATTATTGATGTGCGCAGTTGGAGACTTGGCAGAGGTTGTTGTGAAACATGCACCGTTTCAAACAGCCGTGGCTGATGGCGGGTTATTGGTTTCAGAATTTGCAAATGAAGAACACGCAGCAGAGTTTGTGCAAGCTCTCGAAAAGTTGTGTGAACACTGTAAGAAAGAACCAGGATGAGCAATGAAACACTCGGACAATTTGCAGAGCAGTTCCAGTACTGCGCAGTTTGCTGGTCCCCGGAAGGGCTGCACATTCACCACATCGTCGGGGGTGCAGGGCGTCGACACGAGCGTTACAACCTCGTCCGATTATGTCACACCTGCCACCATAAAGTTCATTCCGTCTCAGGACGGGAAGGCTTGTCGCATGGTGCCGTCCTCAACGCGAAGAGGCTGTGTGACGACTCGTTTTATTCGCCTCGGTCCTTGGCTGCTTTGCGTCACAGGCAAGCTCTCCCGTATAGTCTCGAGCCTTTGCCGGACTGGGCGAAGGATATCCGCAAGGGTTATGATCCTTTTATTGGGGAGGAATTAATGCCTATCAATTCTAGGAGGAAGGGGAAAGCCCGAGAGCTAGAGCTGGTACACAAGCTCAAAGACATTCTTCCAGCGTCCGGGGCTCGTCGTGCCCAGCAGTATTCGGGGACTGAAAGTGCCAGTGATGTGATAGCGACAGGGCTAAGCGGTTTGTGGATTGAGTGCAAAGGCGTTCAGAATTTGAATTTACACAAGACGATGGATACGTCTGTTGAGCAGTGCGGGGAACTCGTTCCTGTCGTGTGTCACAGGAAGAACGGAACTGGTTGGCTCGTTTCGGTTCGCATTGAAGATCTTATTGAGTTTGCAGAGGAGGTCGTTCAATGCCGAAAAAGAAGCGCCTAAAGCTTTACCCAAGAACAAAGAAGTGGTTGCGCCGCAATTACCCTTTGCCTTGGCCGTGTCGTATACGCCTCACAGACGAGGGTACCATCAAGGGTTTGCTTGGTCAGTTCTTGCATGACGGTGAGCGTGGTCTTATTCGCATCTGCAAACAAAGCCCCATGCCAATACAGGCCGAGACGCTAATAGAAGAGTATGCACATGCCCTAAGACACGCACTTCCTGTCGACGTTGACTATGATGGTGAGCCGCATGATGCAATCTTTTGGGCAATCTACGGAGAGTTAATTAATAAGTGGAGGTCAAATTGCTAGACGTTGAATTGACGCTTACTGAGTTTCATGCTGCAGTCTCTGTCGGTATGCAGCGGTTGATTGAAAGCTCTGCATTAAGGCTAAACGCTCACAACGTGGGTGTGTCTAGGACTTGGATGGAAAGGCTGGGTGACGAAGTTCGTGGCGCACTCGGAGAGATAGCTTGGGCTAAGCACAGGAACCAATTCTTCTGTGGCAGCTGCGGGACATTCCATCACGAGCCTGATGTCCAGGGTGTGGAAGTGCGTTCGATGAGAAGACCAAACGACTCGCTGATTGTTCGCAGTAATGATGTTGCCGAACGACCGTTCGTTCTGTCTTATGCGACAGGCGAAAAGGTTAGCTTTATGGGATGGATATATGCGAAAGATGGCATGATAGATAAGTTTAAGAAAGCACCTCGTGGTGGAAACGAGGCATGGTTTATACCGCAAAGAGCACTAAATGACTTCTCTAGTTTTCCTTATCACGAAAGGGGGTAGACATGCTGACAGCCAATAGATACAACGAGCAGCTGGTCAATAGAATAAAGGAGAAAAGCATGAGCAAAGAACCGAAGAAGGTGAAGCTCGGTAATACTGTAGAGTATGAGACTGGAGCCGTGCGTTCCAGTGACGCCGAGCCTTATCGTTTTGATTTAATTAGTCCGGTTGGTTTGAAGGCAGTTGCAAGAGCGTGTGCTGAAGGTGCGAAGAAGTACAGCGACTTCAACTGGGAGGCCGGGATGCCTGTGAATGATTTACTTAATCATGCCATTAGGCACATTTACGAATACCTGTCTGGAGACAGGGACGAGGATCACCTTGGGCATGCCGCATGGAATGTCATTGGTGCTATACACTCCGTTGAGCTTTGGCCTGATATCAACGAGGGTGCTTTACGAGAGCAAGGCTGCAAACCCCCTGTTAAGGAGTAAGTTATGGAAGGTTTGAATCAGTGTACCTTTACTGGAAACGTGACGAGAGATGCAACAGTTCGCAAAGTTAATGACAAGGATGTCGCAAGCTTTGGTATTGCTGTGAACGGTCGTCAGAACCAAGACGTCCTTTGGGTCGACTGCAGTTACTGGCGTCCGAATGGTGTGATTGAGTACATCAAGAAAGGCAAGCCGATTCTTGTAAGTGGGAATGTTCAGCTGAACACCTACGACTCGAAGTCCGGCGAAGTTAAAGCGGTGCTACGCTTGAATGTACAGAAGCTATTGCTGCTTGGAAGCGGTGGTGGCAATTCCTCAAATGCCGTGCCAGTTGGCGCTCAAGGCAAGGAGGATGACTGGGGTGGTTTCTAACGCAATGGATTGCATTGAGATCGGGGGCCCCAAGGAAGGGGCCTCCGGTTTTTCTGAAGACACTAACTACACAGGCGTCAAAAGATTCGCTGCGACCGTGATGTCTCAGGCCATCAAGTCTTCTAGGTTTGTCGCTGAACAGGCTCGCACGTTCCCTCAGGGCTCCCGTATGCCATTCAGTAGGGTTGTTGACGATAAGCTGCTAGACGGCTGTGCTGCGTGGCTGTGGATGTCAGGAGAGGGAAGTAGGGACCTTACGTTTGAAGAGTGCTCATGGGCTACTGGCCTTGACCCAGACTGGGTGCGGGAGAAAGTAATGCTCCCGTACGGGGATTTAGGGGACATAAATAAATGGGTCCAAGAAAGGGCCAATTCCCTTGGTCCTCTTTGGGGCGATTGAGTTGCATGGAAAACACGTACAGGCAGTCCGGCAAATTTCCGCAGCACATGGCATCGTTGAGTCGTATAAACAACTTGCGTCAGCTTGCGAAGGTTAGCCCTACTGATACGAATGTGGAGGCGGCTTACGACGCAATGCTTGGTATCGCATCTCACATGTCGTGGTTGCCTGAAGATCTAGGTGATCGAATGCCAACGCTTCAAGAACTAGAACGCGCCGTGGACCGTGGGACGCAAAATATAGTCAATGCTCAAAACGCTACGATGGGTGGATGATGGCAGACAAAGCAGGTGACCGAGTACGCAAAGCTAAGGGTTCGGGTATGACTGAGCGTCAATCTGATGCGTTAAAAAGACACGCTAGTCATCATACACCCGAACACATGAAGGTCATGATGAGTGCAATGCGTTCAGGTAAAACCTTTAGTGAAGCTCACCAAATAGCCATGAGTAAAGTAGGTAAATAAGGTGGCAGACAGAAAAGGTGACAGGGTACGCAAGGCAAGGAGGGGCAAGAAGACTCCTGCTTGGACTCGCAAAGAAGGACAAAACCCAGAGGGTGGCCTGAATGCAAAGGGTCGTGCTTCATATAATAAGGAGACTGGTGGGAATCTAAAGAGACCTCAACCTGAAGGTGGCAAGCGAAGAGATAGTTACTGTGCTCGGTCTGCCGGTCAGATGAAGATGTTCCCTAAGGCAGCTAAAGATCCGAACAGTCGTTTGCGCAAAGCAAGAAGGAAGTGGAGATGCTGATGGCTAAGAGTAAAGTCAATGAGGCTGGTAACTATACCAAGCCTGGGATGAGAAAGAAATTATTTAATAGCATTAAGGGCCGTGCTACTCACGGCACTGCTGCTGGTCAGTGGAGTGCTCGCAAGGCACAGTTGTTAGCAAAGCTCTATAAAGAAAAGGGTGGGGGTTACACTTAATGGGTGTGCTGTCCGGGCTAAGAAAAAGCCAGAAGTCCTTAAAGGATTGGGGGAAGCAGAAGTGGCAGACTAAGAGTGGGAAGAAGTCTAGCGACACAGGGGAGAGATACCTACCGAAGAAAGCAATCGAGTCTCTGAGTGACAATGAGTACGCAGCTACCACTCGTGCTAAGAGAGAAGGCAAATCAAAAGGCAAACAGTTCGTAAGGCAGCCTAAGGGGATAGCAAAAAAGACAGCGAGGTACAGATGAAATCCAGGTCAGTTCTAGGAGGGTTAAGAAGCAATAACCCTAAGGTTTCAAGGACAGGTTACATGGGAGGAGCGACCCAAGGGCGTGTGCAAAGGGGTCCTGCTAACACAGTAGGCCGCTTTCAAAGAGGTGGTGGGGGTAGGGCTCAGCGCAACTCTCAGTATGGGAGAATGCGATAATGCCAGAACGACCAGAGCTGAAGGCTAGTAAAGCCGCTGAGTTTATACAAGACATACAGGTTGCTGTTGAGGCTGCTGCTGCAAAGGCGCATGACGGTTTGACTCTTAAAGAGTTCGGTGAAATTTTCTACGACTTCATGCGAATAACAGTTGAAGGTTTAGAGTCAGTCCCAGTACCAGGGCCTCTCAAGAAGAGGTGGGCTTTGGATGCAATCACTGCACTGTTTGACGCTATCGCTGACAAGGCTGTGCCTGTCTACTTCTATCCCGTGTGGCTGATTATCAAACCGTCCGTTCGGTCGCTCTTAATTCATTTCAGTGACGGTGCAATCGAATCTGTTCTTAGACTGTTGAGGGAATAGTGACTTTATTATTAATCGCAGTAGGACTTGCTGTGTTGTTTTGGCCTAGTAAGCAGAAGGGTAAGTCGACAGGGTTTGACTTGTCGGATTACGAACTCGACCCACCTCCTGCAGGTGAGTGGCCTTCGTTTCCTGAGTCAATAGGCTGCTTAGCGAATGTTAGAGACAGGCTGGAGAAGACAGAAGAGCTTAGTTCTATAGAGCTTGAATCGATTGATGTGATAACTCTTGCTCTAGTAAGAGGGAGTGGAAAGTAATGAGGCGTCTCATTGGTATTGCTGTGCTGATTGCTGCGTGTGTGATCGCTTATGTTGAGTATCAAACAGCTGCCCCTTCCCCTGCTCCGGTTGAGAACGACATACCTTTGAAGGGGCTGTTTATTGGACCCACTGCAGGTGAAGACGCTTTGCTAATGGCTGCGTTGTGCGAAGAAGTTGCTTCAGAGATTGAGTGGGATGGCATGCAAGAAGATCCTGTGTTGAATACAGGTGTGCAGTATGATCTGTTGAGAGTCAGGGCTCGCAATCTTTTTCTCCGTGGAGACAGCATCGGCGAACGACAGCCCCATGTGGCTGATGCAGTTGGAGAATACTTAACGAACAAGCTCGGCGTGTCTGGTGGTCCGGTGACTCCAGAGCAACGTGCGAAATGGGTGACGGCGTATAGAGAACTAGCGAGGTCGGCAGAATATGCAGCGCGCTAGGATCTTTGCGATAGCGGCAATCCTTGGGGTTGCCTTGTGTAGTACGTGCTCGGCACCACGCCCAACTGCCGAGGCACTTGGTCTAGGGTACGATCCAAATCCCGAGGGAACGCAAGCATTCCTTAGTGAATTGGACCAGCCCCTATTCCGAGACGCCGGGAGGGAGGTGATCGAAAAATCTCGTGGCATTGACACGTTCCTTTATAGGTCAATGTTTCGTGCGCACCAAGCGCGATACAACAAGCCCTGGGTTCCCGGAAACCAAGGCTCTGTAGGCAGCTGTGTTGGCTGGGGCTTTAGTCAAGCAGCTTACTGTTCATTGTGTGTGGCGTGGTCAGAAGGAGAAGTCCCAGAGCCTCCGTTACTTACCAGTCCCACTAGCTGTTATGGTGGAAGTAGGGTTGAGGCGCGTGGAAAGCCTGAGGGGACTGGGGGCTACCGAGACGGAAGCTACGGTGGAGCTGCGGCCAAGTGGTTGTCGCAGTGGGGGCTGATCTTCCGGGACAATGTTGGCGGACATGACTTGCGGAAGTACTCGGTATCTCGGTGTAAAGACTGGGGCCATTGGGGTAACGGTGGAGAAGGCGACGAAGGTAAGCTGGACTCTATTGCCAAGCGGCACCCAGCTCTGCATGTTGCCCTAGTCACAAACTTTGATGAAGCCGCTGCAGCTATAGAGTCAGGTTTCTGTGTGGCTATATGCTCTGGTGTAGGTTTCAACCGCACTCGTAATGCTGATGGGTGGTGTGAACGAAAAGGCAGCTGGGCTCATTGCATGTATGCAGCAGCTGTGCGATACAAAAAGAATGGGAGCAGCCATGACGGACTGCTAATTATTAATTCGTGGGGGGATTATGTGAACGGAGGCAAGTTCCCCGACGATCAGCCGGACGGTTCTTTCTGGGCAAAGCGTGACGTGGTGGACTCGATGCTCGGTACTTGGCGCGATTCGTTCGCGATTGGTTCAGTTCAAGGATTCCCTTATCGAGACCTTCATCATGGAGATTGGTTGGATGCAAGTCAGTAAGAAACAATTAATACTAGGGGTCTTCCTAGTCTTTGCAATCGGTTACGGCGCGTGCTCTTATGTGGAGTATAAAAAGAATGACCGGCCAGTTCTTACATTCATTATGAAGGCAGCTCGCATGGGGTTGTGGGTCATGATGTTTGCAGAACCTCCAGATGTTTTTGATAAGAATACAGTCGGTGCATCTCCTGCATCGGACGCTCCGTATTTGGATCACTCAAGGAGCCTTTAATGTGGAAGTATATTCTTGGCTTATTAGCCACATTGTCTGCTGACCCTAGCCAAAGAGATGACATGCGGCACGACGCTATCGTTGCTGTATCAGTAGCTCGAGCAAGCCTAGAGCGAGTAAAGATAAGAGAGGAAGAAGAGGAGGAAGAGGAACTTCCTGAAGAAATTGCCCCCGAACAGGACGTATCTACACAAAAAAAGGCAGAGACCCCAGCCTGTCCTGATGGCAAATGCAACGTGGTCATTCGACGCAGACGTTGACTTACCAAGGACAAACCAGGGTCTCCCGATTGTGTTTCCCTATTAGTGTGATGCGTAATAAAATCAGCTACCTACGGGGGGTAGATAGGTGAAACGTCTTACAAAAAAACAAAGACGTCTAGCTGAAGATGCGCTTGAGATTGTCCCGAAAGCAATCCACGGTTTTTGCAAAGCTTATCCAGGTATCCGAAGAAAGCTTGCGCGCATCGACGCAGTTGAGGTAGCTAACCTCGCAGTTGTCAAGGCAGCTAAGACGTACGACAAAAGCAAGAGTAAAGTCACCACGTATTTCACGATGGCGATCTTCAACTCATTGCTTAAGGAACTCGCACGGGAACAGCGACGAGGATGTGATGGTCCCGGGCGGGTCCCGCTTGAGTTCCTAGATTGCGATGAAACCATTGACCTTCGGTCTCGTGATGTACGAAACGCAATGTCTTCGATACCCGACGAGTCTCGGAGACTGCTTCACAGCAGGTACTTTCACGGTAAGACGCTTGAAGAAATGGCTGGTGAGTTTGGCATTGACCGTCGCACTGTAAGGCGAAGGTTGGAGATTGCTGTTACCCAGTTATCATCCGCTTGGGATAACCTCGCTCCCTTGCGATGAGAGCTCGGCGGATTGTGTTCCGATTCCAGAAGCGACCATTAGTCCTTTTGATCCTGCGACTTCTTTGCTCTAGCTTCTCGTAC